TGGGGGGGTAAAATCCCTCAATGAGCGCTTCGACCGTTTTTGCCGCGAAGGGCTCAAACATTATTATAGATTCATGGACAATATCTTCATCATGCATGAAGATAAGGTCTTCTTACGCCTCATGGCGGAGCTTGCAGTCATGCACTTGGCAAGAGACTGGAAGCTGAGCATCAATAAAAGTTGGAATATTCATCGTACATGTGACGGCATAGACTTCTGTGGTCAGAAGATCTTTGCCGACCATGCCCTTTTGCGCAAGCGCACCAAGCAGGCACTCTGTGCCCAGGTGGCAAGATTGCGCAAACGTGGTCTTACCGATGAGCAGATCCGGCGCAAGGCAGCATCGAGGCTTGGTCTAGCCAAACACGCAGATACAAAAAACTTATTAAATAAAATCGGTATGAAAAAGTATGGTCAGATTGTGAAGGCTCGCAAGGGAGAGGTTCCCTTCGAGGGCATGAGTTTGGCGCAGAAGAAGCATACAGGCGATATCCTGTGCCACAACATTGAGGACTATGACAAGTTCCTCATCCTCATAGAGGATTACAAGATTGATAAGTCGAGAGTCGACTTCAAGATGGAGCAGGTTGAAGAAGTTGACGACCAGGGCGTCAAGCACATAGTCACCAAGAAGGTGCCTAAGGACCGCCTCGCCATCCGCTTCCGTTTCATCGATCACGTCCGGAAGACAGGACAACTCGATGAACATGGCGATGAGATTGAGGAGCCGGTTTGGCAACCTGAGTCGTGGTGGCTCTTTACTGGCTCAGATATTCTGGTTGACCAGGCACGCAAGGAGTGGGAGCTGATGGACAAGGGCTTCTACACCGTTGCAGCAGAGTTAACCAACAAGTTTGGCAAGAAATTTTATAAGTTTATCTAGATGCACAAGAAATTCTATCTTTGCCGCATGTCATACTTGAGATATGACAGTAAGCATTTTCTCCTGTTCTTGAGTGAGCAGAGAGTTGAAAACTATCACCCAGACATCGACATGTCTGAGTCTGATGATGATAGTAAGACAGTGACCGCCTACAGCTATGAGGGGACAGAAATTGACGGCTCCACTAAAATTGAGGCTGAGTCGGCAAGCTATCGCGAGTTCGTTAATGGTCTGGTTCGTACTAAGTACAGTCAGGGCGATGTCGAAGCCATCCTATGCAACCATGGAGATGGAAACCAGGAGCACGAGACAGAGTACCAGGTATTCCAGGAGTGGCGAGAGCAGGCTAAGCAGATGGCCAGAGAGTTACTCGACCGGGATATCTCATAGTTATCAGATACGGCAGGAGGAAAATCGTTCTTCCTGCCGTATTTTTATATTTCTTATATTATATGTACCTTTGTGCCAGATTTAATCAGGTACAGATATGCAGAGAAATACCAAGGATTGGATACACTACAGCTCTGCTGGCATTGTTCTGCTTGCTGGCATTGTGCTCGTGTACATCAGCTTTTTTATGTCCCACGACGTCACGTCTAACGTCTTGTGGTACTTTGGGCAGAGTCTGGTTTACGTGGCAACCGTCTTTGGTTTCGCACTGACTTTTGACACCAGAGTTAAAGACATTATCAATAAATATTTCAATAACAAAAATGGCACGCAAGATTAAGAAAATTTTCGTTCATTGTACAGCAAGCCGACAGTCATGGTCTGTCGATGCCTTGCTCAAGGAGTTTAGAGACAAAGGCTGGCATTATCCAGGCTACCACTGGGTCGTAACCGCTGATGGCAAGTACACGCAGCTCATGACAGAAGACCTGCCGTCCAATGGAGTCAAGGGGCATAATTTAGATTCAGTCAACGTTGCATACATGGGTGGAATATCCCGCACAGGCAAGGCTATCGACAACCGCACGGAGGCACAGAAACAAGGTTTGCGTGAGTTGCTCAAGGAATTGAGAAACCGCTACCCTGATGCCAAGATTATGGGACATCGTGACATCTCGACTGACAAGAACCACAATGGAGTGGTCGATCCATGGGAGCGCATCAAGGAGTGTCCTTGCTTCGACGCAATTCCGGAATATGCCGACATTTAACATCAAGGATTATGCAGAAACATCTCAAGTCAATCATCATGGCCATATCGGTGATATTGGTCATCATCGCCTGTTTCTGGTTTTTTGACCATCGACAGCAGCGAGCGGATCAGGAACTGAGAGAACAGCTCAATGGGCTGAAACTTCAGTATGCTCCAGCCGAGCGAGACACAATCCGAGACTCTGTCAAAGTCATCACGCAGCAGGTGCTGCAGATGAAGGAAGAGGAGTACAAACTTCAAGCCTACGACCGCCAACTGCTCCATGACCTGGACATTCGTCTTGGCCAGGTCTTGGCAGACCAGCGCACGAGTCTGAGTACTGCTGATACGGTCAAGACTGACCGCAGCGACTCGGTCTATACCTACAGCGACCGATGGCTCAGTTTCCGTCTCAATACGGCGGACTCCATCTTGACATACAAGGCGAGAGACAGCCTCCAGACCATCGTCTACAGGCAGTACAAGCACAGATTCCTCTGGTGGCGGTGGGGCACCAAAGGCTATGATGTCAAGGTCATCAACTTCAATCCCCATTCCAACATATTATATAACAGCTATATACAAGTCACCCGATAATGGCAAGACAAGAGGTATATACAACAGTCATCAAGCTCAACTCGGAGGAGGCAAAGAACCGACTCAAAGAGTTAGAGGACAGAGTCGCTCGTCTGAAGAAGGCAAAACAAGATGCCTTCTCGGCGGGCGATTCCCGTTTAGGCGCATCCCTCGCCAAGGATCTTAAGGCCGCTGAGCGAGAGATGAAGCAATTCAAGAACTCAACCATGAGCGTCAAGGAGACACTCGACAACCTGTCAAGTGCAAGCCTCGGACAGCTGGAAAAGGCTGCTAGACATCTGAAGGGGCAGATGAAGGCAGCATCTGACCCTTCAGACTTTGCAAAATTGGACGCTCAACTCTCCAAGGTTAAGGAGCAGATGCTTGCCCTGAAGGGCGCAACACGCAAGGCTGATGAGGAAGCAAGACGCATGACCGCAACAGTGTCAAACCTAAAGCATGCGTCACTCAATGACCTCAACTTCACAGCTTCCAAGCTACGTAGCCAAATGGCTAACTACGACCCGACATCTACCATGTACGCCTCTCGAGCTTCGCAGCTGAAGCTGGTAGAGGCAGAACTGGAGCGCATCCGCCAGAGTGAGCAGAAAGTGGTCACCCTCATGCAGCAATATGACAAGGAGATAGACAGCACCAATGTGGACATCAAGGAGACCAAGCGTCAGATGCAGCTGGTCAATAACACCATGTCCAACCTCAAGACCTCATCCATCCGTGACCTGGAGTACTCCATCAAGGCTATCAACCAACAGATGAAGGGCATGCAGCGTGGTACCGAGCAGTTCAAGCAGATGGAGCTGAAGACGAAGCAGCTGAGGGCAGAACTGCAGGCAGTTAGAGCCGAAGGTGTGGCACAGGAGTCCTGGATCAAGCGCTCTGCAGACTGGTTCAACCGCATGCAAGGTCTTGCACTCGGTGCTGTTGCTGCCATCTCCGGCATCACCTTCACAGTCAAAAAGTGTGTGGAGGAGTATGCCAAGATGGATGATGAGATGACCAACGTCCGCAAATATACCGGTCAGGCAGCCGAGGAGGTTGAGCGCATGAACGAAGACTTCAAGAAGATGGATACCCGCACACCTCGCCAGAAGCTCAACCAACTAGCCGAAGATGCCGGCAGACTCGGCATCACCTCGACTGCTGCAGTTGAGGAATTCGTCGATGGAGCGGATAAAATCAATGTTGCACTCGGTGATGACCTCGGCGATAAAGCAGTCTCTCAAATCGGTAAACTCGCACAGATGTTCGGCGAAGACAAGACCAAAGGTCTGCGAGGTGCCATGTTGGCGACAGGTTCTGCAGTCAACGAACTGGCTCAGAATTCCTCTGCCTCTGCCGGCTATCTCGTTGACTTCACCGCCCGTGTGGCAGGTGTCGGCAAGCAGGCAGGCTTTACACAGGCTCAGATCATGGGTCTCGCTTCTGTCCTTGACCAGAACATGCAGCAGGATGAAACGGCAGCAACAGCTGTGCAGAACCTCCTGGCAAAAATGTTCCAGGACTCAGCCAAGTTCGCCAAGATTGCTGGACTCAATGTCAAGGACTTCGCAAAGACGTTAAAGGAGGACGCCAATGGCGCACTCCTCCAGTTTTTGGCAGCCATGAGAGCCAAGGGCGGATTCGCAGACCTCGCACCTATGTTCGAGGAAATGAAGATGGATGGTTCCAGAGCGACAGGTGTCCTCACCGTCCTCGCAGACAAGCTCGATGACATCAAGACTGCCCAGGACCTGGCAAGCGAAGCATATTCCGAAGGCACATCCGTCCTCAATGAGTTCGAGACACAGAACGAGAATGTACAGGCTCAACTTGACAAGGCGAGCAAGAAGTTCCTGGATCTCTCCATCGAGCTGGGCCAGAAACTCTATCCTGCAGCACGATATTGCATATCTGCAGCCAGTCTCGGTGTCCGGGCACTCTCCACACTCGTTGACTTCGTCAAGGACTATTGGCGCATTTTAATTGTACTGACCGCCGCAATCGTTACCTATACTGCAGTATCTAAGGCAAAGTTGATAGCAGACAAGGCGCAGATGGCATGGCTCAACATCATGATTCTGCGCGAAAAGGCGCATCTCGTCCTTGTGGGTCTTAAGACATCTGCTCTCCAGACCATGGAAATCGTTCAGATGGCGTTGACACGTGAGATAAAACTGACCACTGCAGCGCAGATGCTATGGAACAAAGTTTTGTTGGCCAACCCGATCACTGCCGTGATTGCTGTTGTCGTAGGATTGACAGCTGCCATCGTCACACTGTCTAAAGAGACGAGCACAGCAGAGCAGGCTCAACTTGACTACAATGATGCCGTGAACGATGCCAACAAGCAGGCAGCAGAAGAGAAGGCATCCATCATACGCCTGGTATCTGCTATCCAGTCAAATACCAGTGCCGAGTCCGATCGCAAGGCTGCACTGGAGGAACTCAACGGCAAGCTGATGAGTCAGCACCTCGGCAACATCACCGAGGAAGCAGTGCGCACAGGTCAAGCAACAAGGCAGATCCAGTCCTACATCGACATGATGAAGAAGAAGATCGTCATCGACGGCCTACAGAAGAAGCTGGCAGAGTCAATAGCTAAGCAAGCTGAACAAGAAGACTTGCTAAACGAAGCTGACAACGACAAGCGTGGATTCTGGGCCAAAGTTTGGGGGCGCATAAATCCGTTTGCAAGTGGTAAAACTAAGATGTTAAACTTAGCTTCTGACAACAAAGTAGTGTTCATCGATGTGATGTACAAGAGCATTGAACGTGAAAAGCAGTATCAACAGAAGCTCATCGATAAGATTAAACAGCTGGAGTCCCAGCACTTCGAAATCAATGATCCGGAACCATGGAGAAACAATGGCTACAATGGCAAGGGCAATGATGGTACCTTCATTAAGCAGCAGAGAACAACCGGCACTCATCAGGTTTCAGAAAAAAAGCGCAAGGCTCGTGTCAAGGCTGAGAAGGCTGCGGCTGCAGAAGCTCGCAAGCGTGAGGCAGAAGCCAAGCGCAAGCAGAAGCAGGCAGCCGATAGCATCAAGGCTGAGACCAACGAACTGATGGCAGACAATGCCAAAGCATATGCAGAAGGCAAGAAAACCTATCAGCAGTTCATCGACGACAGACAGAGCATCCAGATTAAGGGTTTTGCCAAGCTGAAGCAGCTATATGGTGAGAAGAGCAACGAGTACAAGCAGTTGCTTGACAACCAGGTCAACGTTGTCAAGCAGCATGATGCTGCAATTCAGAAGATGAATGAGCAGACCATTGAGCGTGAACGCCTCCAGAAGGAGGCTAGCATCAAAGCTCAGTACAAAGATGCCAGTTCAGCTATCTATCAGAATGATACCGCTCTTAATGAAGCCCTATATAAGAATGATGTTGATGCCATGAATAAACGTCTTGCACTCTTCAAAGACAGAGAGGGCAGCGAGGAGTGGCTGGATCTGAAGGCTGAGATGGAACAGGCTGAGCTCGACCACCAACTGCAGATGCAGGAGTCATACCAGAACCAGCTGAAGGAGTTGCGTCAGCAGTTCGGTAAGCAAGACCTGCAGGCACAGGAGACCATGTACCTCAATGGCCTTGACAATCTCTACAAGCAGGGATTGATCAAGGAGGAGGAATATCAGCGCATGAAGTTGGAGATAACCAAACAGTTCGCTGCTCAGAGAGCGCAGATTGATGCAGATGATCATGGAGCAGGTAGCGCTCAAATAAAAATCAATGATAAGTCATCTGAGATGGTCAACAGTGCCAGAGCTGCTGCAGGTGAGTCCCAGTCGACCGGCAATGCAACTCTGGGTGGATACTTCTCCTCACAAGTTGAGAACTATCAAAACACCATGGAGAAACTGAAGGAGTTGTATGGCAACGACAAGCAGAACCATGCTGCATACATGCAGGCAAAGGCGCAAGTCACCTCAGATTTCCTCAATAACCTGGTTGAAAAGACAGCTGTAGTTTACAATGGTATCAACGGTATTCTATCTGCGTCATCGTCATATGCTCAGGCCTGCTCTGACCTCGAGCAGGCGAAAATCTCCAAGAACTACGAAAAGCAGATTGCTGCAGCTGGCAACAACTCGAAGAAAAAGAAAAAGTTGGAGGAGAAGAGAGACAAGGAACTGGCCGCAGCGAAGTCCAAGGCTAACAAAAAAGCCATGAAGATAGAAATTGCCCAGGCGATAGCATCTACAGCAATGTCTGCTATCAATGCCTATGCATCTGCTGCAGTTATACCAACAATAGGTTGGACATTAGCTCCTATTGCAGCAGGTATGGCCACAGCTGCAGGTATGATACAGCTTGCTGCTATCAAGAAGCAGCACCAGGCAGAGGCAGCAGGTTACTATGAGGGAGGATATACCGGAGGTAACCGCTACAGAAAGGAAGCAGGTGTCGTACATGAAGGCGAGTTCGTGGCTAATCACAATGCCGTCAACAACTCATCCATCCGTCCGGCTCTTGACCTCATCGATAGGGCACAGCGCTCCAATACAGTTGGCTCGCTGACCGCTGAAGACATCACACGTTCTCTCGGACAGGGTAGCAGTACCGTGGTTGCTCCTGTTGTCAATGTCAACAATGATAACACCGAGGTACGCCAGTCCCTCGATGGTGTCAATGCAGCCGTCAGCCGTCTGACACAGACTCTTGACGATGGCATTGAGGTTGAGGTTCCGATATCTGGTCGTAGAGGTCTGCACCGCAGACTGCAGGATTATCAGCGCATTTTAAACAATAAGTAGCCTATGATTACATGTATTATCAATGGCCATCGGGCATACCCGATATCCACATCATCCATCAAGGTGACATACGCCAACCAGTATGTCACCGATGATGGTGAGTACACCTATGACATCACATTCCCCATGGACATCTTGGCCAACCGGGAGATTTTCAAAAATGTCTCTCGATTCGAGGTTGCAAAAAACATCGCGAAATACGATGATTGCAAGCTATATGTTGATAGCCGCATCATCATGAGCGGTGTCGGTACCATACTATCCGTGAACCAAAATGAAGTGAAATTGCAGATAGTTGGAGGCAAGTCGCGCATCAAATTCAACGAGAAGTTGACAAAGCACTACATCGATGAGATGGACCTGGGCATCGCAGACAAACCTGGTTATACAGTTGACAAAGGCTGGTCTCAGGGATGGAAAGGTCTTCAGAAGATTAAGGACATCTATAGATTGGATGATGATAAATCGAAGTTCCTGGGAGTAGAGGGTAAATGGTGTTTTGTTCCTGTTCGGGACGAAACAAATGATATGATTGCAAATTTTGTAGGAGTAGATAAAACGAAAGTATTTATTGGCTACAATGCACCATTTATCGTAAACCCAGCAGTTCAGCCAAACCTGATGTATATCTTCAGGAAGGTAGTAGAATACGAGGGATACACTCTCAAGCGCAACGACTTCGACTGCAAGCCGTGGAACCTCCTGTATATCGCATCGGCCTACAAGACGCGAGAGCTGCGCAAGGCGCTTCCTCATTGGTCGAGCTACACCTTTATTGAGGAATTCCGGAAACTCTTCAATGCTACCATAGTTTTTGACGATATACTGAAGACGTGCTCCGTTATCAATGCTTCAGAACTGACAACAACTGATTCAATCAAGATTGAACCTATGGACGAATATACTACGGACTACGATGAAGACGGATCCTTCTCCACGTCATCTACAGCAAATCTGGAGTATAATCTGGGTGATTCTGCAAACAGAGATAACTATGAAGTTATTTCAAAAAAAGTCTTCGAGAATTTTGAAATAGTCCATAGTACAGCTACCTGGGACCCGCAAAATCAGTTCAAAGGGACAACACAGTCATGGTCTGAGAAACAAAAAAGACAGACCATCATTGAGTGTAATGGTAGTTACTACATATATGTAGAGAATGAGGACGGTTCGAAAACTTGGCAGCTGGCAGGCGTTTGGTCACCATTAATCAGGGATAGTTCTTCTGATGATTATGTTGATATTAATATATCTCCTGCAGCACAAGTTGTAGAAGATATCAATTTCAAAACAGCAATCATAGGCGAAGATAATTACTACGAGAAGCGATGCCTTCTTTCAATACCTAATGATAAGGAGCCGGACTCAAAGGAGTGCGATGTTGATGATGACGGCTACAGCTACACATCCGTGCAGGATGCGATAGACGATGAGTCTACACTCGACAAGTCCGAAGATGATCAGGAATGCATGAATATATTCTTCATTATTCCAGGAGAAGTACAAGTTGACAACAAATTTAGTTGGGTTAGAGCGAAGTCTAGGTGGCCAAAATTCAAAACCGACTACCGAATAAATAAAGAATATTGTGGTAGTACCGAAGGAGGGTTTGGTGGAAACGGAGGCGGCACATTTAGAGAAAAGTATCCTTACTCTCTGTCGATTTGTACGAAATCTACTAATGATGTTGTTACTCTAGGCTGCTTACATGATAATGGTCTAAGATTAGACAATAAAAACTGCATGGAGGCCAAGTTTAAGTCAGATGACATACCGGATCCATCCAAGATATACATCATCCGCAACAAGAAATATGTATGCGAGAAGATAGAGATGGAAGTCAAGGACGATGCCATCGAGCCAATTTATACGGGATATTTTTATATGCTATCATAATATATACAATAAGGTGGGGAGCAGTTAGCTCTCCACCTTATTATATTATAGGATACCCTGATAGTTCTTGATATACTCATTCGCCGTCTGTATATCCTTAGGCGTATAGATGTCTGTGATGAGTATGGATGAGTGCCTCGCCTGGTCTCTGACCGACAAGACGTCGGCATTGGCCCGCAGCATATTGGTGATGCCTGTGTCTTTCAAGCTGTAGAACTTGAAGCGAGGTGAGAGCTTCAGTTCCTTCCTCAGGACACGAGTCCAGTAGTCTCTGAACATTTTCTCATTTTTTCTTTCTGGTCCGGGGCAGAACCCGTCAGAAAAGAGGTAGTCCTGCCCTGGGTGTGAGAAGATATTGAGTTCCAGCATCAGCTTGATGACATGAGTCGGCAACGTAATCACAGCATCATTGCCATTTTTAGTGTTCTCACCATGCAGAGTGAGTGTCTGAGTTTTGACATGGATATCACAGATTCTGAGATAGGACATCTCTCGAGGGCGGATGAAGAGGTAGTGGATAATCTCACATGCAAGCAGATAGTGCCTATTATGCTCCATCAGATAATCTCTGATGAGCTGCATAGTGCAATCCGGTATGACATCTCTGCTTTTCTTTTGTCTGTTCTTGATACGTTCCAAACCTTCTGTTGGGTTCTTGGGTATATAGCCTCGAGCCAACAGATAAGCGGAGAAGCTCTTAGCCCAGGCAAGATAGTTATTGCGAGTCAATACTGTATTATTCCTGTCGATGAAAATGTAATCCAGGAACTTACTCACATTACTTTTGTCCCATTGATAAGAAAAATTGAGAGTTATATTTTTTTCTTTCTTCCATCTTTCCAAGATCCGTACACGGCTGCTGTAGTCAACTAAAGTCTCCTCACGCATACTTCCCTCATTGCACATTTTTGTTAGATAAGCCTTATATTTCTCGAGAGCGTCTTCCCACTTCGTATATTCCAGAGGCTGCAGAGACTCAATCCAAGGATTCCAGCCTGTCATAAGTTTCTCGGTGAGATTCTTCATAATCTGATCGGCATAGACACGTTGGTTCCGCTTGCCCTTGATATGGTCAAGCATAATTTTTTTCTTCCTCATGCGATTGACCCCTGGATCAAACGCCATGAAGGAGATATAACATTCTGATCTTTGATGAAAAACTGGAGGTTTCCAGCCAATGACACTACTAAGTACTGTGTCATTAGAATTTGGAGAATAATTTTTTTTAGCCATATCTTTAATTTTTCTCAGATACAGCCTATTATTAATAATGTATATAGGAGTGATACCGAAATTGTACCGACCATTTTGGCACCGACTGAGACAAATCCTCAGTGTTTATGGCACATTTACCGGCTTTTCGTCGGGATTACTGGACTCGAACCAGCGACCTCATCGTCCCGAACGACGTGCGCTACCAACTGCGCTAAATCCCGATATCTGCTGCAAAGGTACATTAAATAATGGACAACACCAACAAAAATAGACTTTTTTATCTTTTTTTGAAAGAAATTTCCCGAAAAATTTGCAGGAACCAGAAAAAAGTATTACCTTTGCACCCGCAAATGATAAATCGCGATTTGTGAAAGTTGGTGCCATAGCTCAGTTGGTAGAGCAAAGGACTGAAAATCCTTGTGTCCCCGGTTCGATTCCTGGTGGTACCACTTCTTTATGAGACTGAATCTTCGTAACAGGATTCAGTCTTTTTTTATGCCCTTTTTTATAATAC